CTACTTCTTGATAGGGCCTAGTAAACATGTATTTCATTACAGTGTTTAACTGTTCTTGTGTAATAATATAATTCATTATTTTTTCTCCTTAAATTTAATTTCTCCTGCAATAGCACTATATGCCGCCATATCAATATAGGTATCTTTACTAACTGCACCCAGTTTAGTACGAGCCATTTTTAATAATGCCATCATAATTGCTACATCATGAGCCTTTATATCTGTATCTAGATAGGCTGACCATAGCCTAGCTATATTATTATGGTTATCCACTTTATCTCCATAATCCTTTTGTCTATCATTTGCTGATAGAGTAATTGCTTGTGATAAACATTCTTTTGTAATCATTTTTTTTCCTTTTTAAATTTACGACCTACGACAAATACAATACTATTAATTACTGTATTAATTGTTACCATAGATAATAACCACCATTGCCAAAATTCTATTGTCATACTTTTACCAAATCAGTTAAAGGTACTAAGTATCCTTTTGATGTTAAATTATCTCCACCCGGTACAACTCTATAATCTTTACTAACTAATTTTTTTAATCTTGATAATGGAATATGTATAGAGAACATATGCCTATCTCCAGTGCTTACTATTTTAAATATCCATGTATCAGATTTACTAGAACGAATACCACTATC